ATGATTGTAAATATTCTTTATCCATTATCTTCTTCCGTCTGGTTGTGCGTCTAATCTTAGTGTGCCATATCTCCAGCTTTCACCAAGAGCATCATTCTCTATCTTGATGGAAACCAATCTTCCTCTGGCTCGAGTATCTACCTTATCAGTTGTTGACGTAACTGTAAAGGGTCCAAGTGGAGAACTTACAGCCACATCGTCAGGGTAAGCACTGACAAATAATGTTACTTTGGCATTTCCTGTCTGATATTTAAAATCAGGTATAAATCGTCTAACAGCCATGAAAAACTCACCATCTCCTCTGTAATCTGCAACTCCTGTTGCTTGACCTAGAGCGCTACGTCTTGATGTGATATCCCAATCTCCAGATCTAATAAACGCAGGAATAGCTGTGGTTGCTGTGCTATTGACTTGATCTGTCCCTTGTTCATGTTCGTAATAAAGACTAGCACCATATTTATTTGTAATTCCTAATATGTCAGGGAAAACCGGTGTTAACGTATCATCGTAATCTGTAGCATATGGGTTATCGAATACACTCTGATCTTGATATGTGGTTCTATCTAACGATGACGTGGTCCAGATATTCTCAGAATAATTATACGTCACACATCTATCAATTTGATCAGATCCATCTTTTGGATAAAACCAATTTACTTCTGTATATAAATTATTTGAACCCGCAAATATAACATCTCTTGAATTAAAGTTTAATCCAAGATTATCTCCGTCTGTGCTAAATACAAAATCTTCTACAAGAGATGGTAACGATTTTACTGTACCATCAAATGCGAAGAATCCACCTTGCGATCCCATCCAAAACACAGCACCATTAACAAAGGTCGCTGCGTGTTGACCTATACATCCACAGTTAGTACCAACCTGTCTAACACTAAATGTAAAAGGTGGACCAACAAATTGAATAACATATGCAGCAAGATCAGTTATGACAAACACATAGTCTTTACCTTGGAGGGCTGCTCTTATCTCGTTTCCCGTATCTAATCTAAACGTACCGGCAGTGTTGGTTGCTGTAGGTGTGTATGTGTTTAAATCTTCTTGATTAGAAAATCTTACAAACATCGGATCTTGTGTTGTCGTATCACCAATAGTTGTTTCAGTTCCAAAATGAAACAAATGTCTGTCTCGATCTGAGACCAATGTAAATCTAGTTGCTGTGGGATTATTGCCCGTTGCAAAACCTGACGTGGTTAGTGATGCTCTATTAGCTCTTGGATTTGCTGCACCTGCATTCCATGTAAATGTTTTACCATTAAATATAGTTGCAACCAATACTTGACCAAAGTTATCAAGACTCCAGTTTCCTGGATCAAGAGTTACGTCACTGACATCTCTTGCAGTTCCCCATGTAGAAGTATTCCAAGTTGATGTGCTCCAACCAAATCCTGTTGTTTGAGTTGTTGGTCCAACTTCAACGTATGGATTAACAGTCACAGCTCCGGCTGCTGCCATACCTGATCCTCCTTCAGCACGTGATGCTTGAACGGTAAATTTATCTATGTCAGGCACAGTTAATATTTCGTAAACTTTTTCTAATTCACCAGACGTAAAGTCTGATGCTCCTGTTACGGTGACGGATGAAAGAGTAACATATCTTCCCACTTCTAATCCATGTGATCCTTTGTTTATAGTTACCACATTAGAACCATTAACAGTTGTTAATGTGCCTCCAGTAATAGCTGTATCTAAAGGAGTAATGTCATAGAAATCATTACCATAATATAAAAATAAACCTTGTGATGTTCCAATTGCAGAATATTTTTCACCTGCAAAACTTGAAAATGCAACTTGTGCTCTTGCAGCTCCAGGTAGAGTTTTTTGAGCAGCTGTTAATTGTAACCAACCACCTATTTTTTCAGGTAGGCCATATCTAAATCTAACAAAATCACCATCAGTCCATTGACCTTCAGCTCCTGATTCTGTGTCTTGTTTGTTAAAACCGGGCTTGAATTTTAATTTTTGTAGCATATAATAGCTTATATATTAGTTTTTATAAGAATGAAAGTATCAATATAATATACAAAAATGCTATTACAAAAAGAACATTTAGAGTCTATAAACAAAGAAAAAGTAACTTATATTAAAGATTTTACACAATTAAACAGAATATACGATTTTAATTTGATTAGTTCATTAATGGAAGAAAATAACTTAACTATTTTATCTAAAACAAATGTATCCAATTTAAAAAATGTATTTCAGATGTGTAAAGTAAGTAATTGTCTAAAAGAATTTACAACGTTTTTTGATTTTTTAAGTAAATTATTTAAATATGAAAGAGATCCAAAAGATGAAATAGATTTATTTTTTAGTCTAACAACTCAAATAGGAGATACTCATGTGGATACAGAAGACGTATTTATTATAGGTTTAACTGGAAAAACAATTTATCGTTTTTATGAAGAAATAAACACAGACTATTGTATAAACAAAGGTGATATGATTTTCATACCTAAAAATATAAAACACAAAGCCATAGGCTTAACCCCAAGAATAATTGCATCTATTGGATTTTTTGGTAAAAAAATAGGGAAAAACTTGTAATGAAAGAAAAAACAGTAAATATAAATAATTTTATTGGTATATATGATAATTATATTACTTCAGAGGATTGTGATAAAGCAATTAAATTATACGAAGATCAAAACAAATTTAATAAAACAGTTAATAGAATAGGTGGAGAAAATGCATCTATACTTCAAAAACAAGATCAACAATTTTTTGCAGCACAAAATAATGTAGATGTATGGTGGGAAAGTTTAAAACCTATGATGTTTAATTTTGATATTGCTTGGAATCATTATCTAAAACATACAGGGGCGGATGAAGCTTATGGATCACCTTTTAATTTTACAACTTTAAAAATTCAAAAAACATTACCTACTGAGGGATATCATGTTTGGCATATAGAGCATGGACCAGGTTATGAAAATGAATGTAGAGCTTTTGTCTTTTCAATATATTTAAACGACGTAGAAGAAGGTGGAGAAACAGAATTTTTACATTTTTCAAAAAGAACAAAACCTAAAAAAGGTAGAATAGTTATTTGGCCAGCTGCATTTCCATACCTACATAGAGGTAATCCACCTTTGTCTGGTGAAAAATATATTTTAACTTCTTGGATGATGTTACGATGAATATGATGAGTATGATGTAGGTCTTGGACCTAATCTTGCAATTTTTTCATCATTAGTTTCTGAAACTGGTTTATCTTCTGAATCCCATAATTTATCATCATCCCACTTACTTTGTATTATACCTAAGTGAATTGCATCCCATTTGTCAACAAACTGTGTTCTAAAATCTCCTAAGTTAGCTGCTGTCCATGTAGAGTGAGGAGTTTCATCTCTGTATTCTACTGAATCATTGTAGTCATGATTATCGTCTTTGTATTGAATAGCCCAAACGTTTGACCATTTAGAATCATTCCACAAAGCATCATCATTAATGTAGTAGCCCTCTCCAGCTCCATCTCCACTTTGTTTGATTACCAATTTGTCTTCAAATACCACTGTCCAATCTGAGTTTGTTGCCATATTTTCTCCTAAGTTTTTATAATATAAATTACTGCTAAATAAGGTTGCACAACTGAAGTTGAGTCTCCACTAAACGTTGCACTCATGTTGTGAGAGTGACCTGTACCTGATCCTGTGTTGTTTGTGGTAGTGGTTCTTCGAGGTCCCTCGTGACCTGGATATGGTCCAGAAGAAAACGCAGCGTTAAGTGAAATGAAACTATGTGAGTGACTAGCAAGTTGTGATGTTGATAAGGTAGCATTGGCTGTAGAACCACCGACGTTTCCAGTTGAAGCAACTGTGTTTGCTCCACCAGTTGAGCCTAAATTTTTAGTTCCAGATTTTCCTATTGCAACGTTGTCTTGCAAGTCTGGTACATTAAATGTTGATGCACCATCTCCAGCTCCGTAAGTTGTTCCTACGATTGCAAACAATGCAGCATAAGTTGATCTTGAAACTGCTGCTCCGTTACATTCTAAGAAACCTGATGGCACAGATGAAGAAGTCCACGGCACAATAGTTGCCGTAGGAATTCCTTCGATACCTGTAAGGTTTGCTCCGTCGAAATCGTATTTTGTTGCTTCGTAATTTGACATATTATTTCTCCGTGTAAGTCCATCCTGTTGTAGCGTCGCCTGAGAATACTAATCCAAAAGCTGCGCCTTGCGTATTAACCGTAAGATCAGATGCTGAGTTAGCTATATTAGATCCATTTCTTCCAACAGTCAATGCGTTACTATTAAAATCATAACCTTGATCGACAAAATGCACTTCATCGCCCAAAGAAGGTGAGGCCGGTAGTGTTACAGTTACCCCTCCACCATTTGTATTTACCAAAAGTTGAGCACCAGCTTGAACTGTTTCAGCTGCGGATATCGCTCTCCATTTTCTGTATTCATTTACTTTTTCAACATTAGTTCCATCAGAATATAGTGTGTAACAATTACCTTCACATAAAAGAACACCTGTCCCTGATGAAGTTTTAAAAGTTAAAGTATTTCCAGCATGATCACATGCATCTTGTACAAAATAAGTTTTTTCTACCCCATCTGGAATAGATACTGTTCTATTAGCTGCTAGTGTTCCTGTTAATTTGATAACGTCGTTTTTACCATTTGATAATGCACCATTAGTAAAAGTTAAAGACCTGTTAGCATTAGTTAGGTTAAAAGTTGTAAAACCACCAATAGCTTGTTCTAAAATAAGTAAGTTTGTATTTGTAATTTGACCCCAAGTTCCCGAGTTTTCACCGGTTGCTTGAACTGTAAGTTTTAGGTTAGCAGATGTTGAATTAGCCATTTTTTAATTCCTTATACGTTCATTTTATAAAAAATAAGAGTTTGTGTCAAACTCTTTATGCAGCCACCTCTTGCCATCCTGGAGGTGTTATAGGCGCTGAACCTGTATTTACTTCGTTCCAGATCAAAGCATTAGCAGATCCCTGGTTCATAGTCAAGCTTAAACCTGTAAGCTGAATATCTATGTGAATTGCAACAGAAACTGAAGCTAATTGATTGTTTAATGGAAAACCTGTTGGTACAATATTTTGACCAGGAACACCTTCAGCTGTTCCTAATCCTGCTGTCATTGCAATACCTGTTGGTGTTGCACCTGCACCAGCTTGACCTGCAGCTGTTCCTAAAGATGCAATCATTGCTTCTCCGGTGAAGTTTGCATCCGGAGCAGGGTCTACATTACCTAAAGTTGCTTGTGCTACATTTAAAGTATTAAGTTGAACTACCAGTTCTCCTTTCATACTTACGGTTCCTGCTGCAGCAGTCATTGCAATACCTGTTACATCAACGTTTGCAAATTGACCCTCAACACCCCAACCATTTATACTCCAACCTTGTCTACCCCAACCTGTTTGGTTAAACGCGTCTATAGTTCCAAGACCCATAGACATTGCATTACCAGTGGCCATTGCATCAGGACCAGCATCTGCTGTTCCTAAAGATGAAGTCATTCCAAAACCTATTGGAAATACTTTTCCAACAATGTCTACTACGGCTGTTCCTAAATTTGTAGTTATGAGTTGATTATTGTCTGTACCTGGACCTGTAGATACATCGATAGATGCTCCAATAGTTCCCAAGGTAGATGTAATGGCGTCACCAGTAGCAATAAGATTAGCAGCAACACCCCAAGAATTATCTCCCCAGTTTTTTGCACCCCAACCAGCGTTAATCTCTGCAGTGATAGAAACAGAATTTAACGACATAGTCATGTCGTCTTCAGGTGTAACAGGAGTTACGATTTGACTAGGATTACCCCAGGATCGTTGACCCCAAGCATCTCTACCCCAACCTTGCTCGACGGTTGAATCAGTAGATACTATACCTATTCCGAAAGCCGCAGCTATCCCTGTAGGAATAGCGATGTTATCAACGCCCGTTCCCCAAGAACCTGTATTCCAGGTATTAGTTGACCAACCTGCCATAGGAGTTTACCTCCTACGATTAACCAGAGATCCTTAGAATCGCTGCTGTTGATGTATTAGCTGGAAACTGAATTGTGAAAACTCCAGATGTAGCTGTTTTATCTGCTCCGAAATCTAAAACTGCCACCGCTGCATTTGAGAACGATGTGTTGTAGATTAAAGCTCCTCTAGCAGTAATAGTAACGTTCGTAAACGATCTGTCTGCGAAGTCACATCTTGCTACACCAGCTGTTATTGAAGTTGCTAAGTTAACTAATTTTCCACCACCTGCTGTGTATTGTCCAGAGTTTGGAACTTCATTAGTAGGTGAGCTAGTTAACAGAGAAGTTGTAGCTGAGTTTAGAGTTGCTGAAGAAGTATAAAGAGCTATTTTAAAAATATCACCAGAAGGTGCTGCAGTGAAATCCTGATCACCATCTAATAATTGTTTTTTAAAAGAGTTTGCAATTGCTTGTGTTATAGCCATGTTTATTTTCTCCTATTTACCTATACGAGGAACACCACTTTGATATTCATCTCGTCTTCTTCTTCCCATTTGTTCTATTGAGAAGCCTTCTATTGCTTGTTTATACCTTCCTTCGTATAATTGCAAGAGATCATTTGGCCCCTTTAGAAAACTAAAAGCCTCAACCAGGCATGCATATAATAAGCCATTGGGAAAATTTTGACTTAGATATGTATTAGGAACTGTACTAGATAATCCAGTAGGTTTCAAGATATAATTTAATTGAATCTGATAAGTCTGATCAGGGGTAGGAGCTACGACAATTCTAGTCTCATCCCAGTTACTGTAATATTTAGGCACCCCTTGGACCCCTAAATTATTAAATTCAGACATAAAACTTGTATCTCTATATTGTAAAAAATCTCTGTTATCAGGAT